ATCTGCAACCTATTCTAAATAACAGTATATGTCCACTTTTATTAATTCCTTAAATGCTCTCTTAACATATTCCTTAAGACACCTTTAGGAGTGCCCTTGTTACCAGCTATTAGATTTAATAATTCAATGTCTTCGCTTGTTAATTTAACCTCTAAATTTTCAAGTTTAAGATTTTCTAATCTCTTTTTATTCAATTCTTCTCTTCTTTCATTTTCTTCATTAGCTAAATATCTTTCCTTGCCTTCATCCCATGACTGGATAAGTTTATAAATAGTAATTGCTATAAGACAACTTATAAACGTAATGGATATCAAAGTTGCTATTGTTTCTACTATACAATTTAAATCAACATACACTATTCTTCCTCCTCATTAAATTTACTAATAAAAGGTTTATGAATACAAAAATATCTAACATAATCACTTACACTCATCCCTCTACTTTTTGCAAGTTGAATTATTTTTTCCTTTTCCCTCTTAGATACTTGTACAGTTAATCTATATATTTTTAATTCATCTTCGCTCTTTCTTCCCAAAATTTCTTTTTCTTTAAATCCTAACATTTCCTAACCACTCCCCTACTCTCTCCAAATCTAATCGACCATATATCGGTGATTTACCGAGTACTTTTTGGCTATTACCACCACATTACCCCACTATTAGCTTTTCTTATTAATTTTCTAGTAGTGTGGTAATAGTGTGGTATTTATATATCCATTAAATCCTCATAGTCTTCATTTTCTGAGCTTACCTCTGATACAACTTTAATCTCTCCTGGTATTGGTAATAATCCTCTAAGAACATCTTTTATATATGCAGCAGGATTACTATAGTTTTGTAATTTCTCATAAAGATTCAATTCTTCTTTTCTATTCTTATTAAACTCTATAGTTATTCTTAATCTCTCCATAACTTCTCCCCTACCTTTTTATATCCTAAAGCATTTGAAAATAAATTATCTTCTATTATTTGAGCTGATGGATATCTCTTTTTTATAGACTTAAAAAAGGATCTTCCCCCTCCACCAGTAACAAGTATAGGACTTGTTCTAACCGGATAGCTTATATTTAATTCTTTGAATACTTTTTCTATATTATTTCTTATAATATTTTTAATAAATGTAGTATCTTTCTTTTCTCCATCTACTTCTAAACCATTTTTTATTATGCCTTCAGCATCTTCAATATTTAATCCTAAAGTATATAAGCTATTAATTTCATTAATCATATCATTATAAATGTTAATCATCCCTACATCTAAACTCGTACTTTTAGCAACACTTCTTTTTTTACCAGCTTTAAGCAATGCTATATCTGTAGTTCTTCCTCCAATATCTAAAACAATTAAATCTTTCTCTATTAACTCTCTTCTCTTATCCACATCCAACGAATAATATGTTGCAACCCCTTCTGGGAATATTGCTGCATCTTCAATATAAATAGTTCTTTCTATTCCATTTAACTTAAAATTTAATATTTTATTATCTTCAATTACTTCAATCATTTTATCTTTTTTACTTCTATATTGATTTATAGGTAATCCTAGTACTATTCTTACAAATTCTTCTTTGGTACTTAACCCTAAAGCTAAACATAGCATTGGTAAGAGATTTTCTTTAGATATTTTATCTAAATTAGTATCATAATCACCTTCTCCAATAATTAATATTTCATTGTTAAACTCTAATTGATATCCTGTGCTTATTAAATAATTTTCTCCCCTTGTAATTAATGAAGGTACTATTATCCCCTTGCTTGTCTTAATGTTACAATTGCCTAAATCTACGCCTATTGTTTCCATATTATCCTCCAAACACATTATTTAAGGCTACTTTGTTGCCCTTTGTTATATATGTATTCATGAGTATAAATTATATTCCTGTTTATAAATAAAATTTATATTTAGAAATATTTTTTATAAAAAGAAAAAGGCCCTTAATCTTCAAGGTACCAAATATCTTCTACCTTTAGATTAAGAGCCTTACTAATTTTTAATATTGTTTCTATATTACCCTGCTGCTTATTAGTTTCTATTTGACTATAAGTGCTTGGACTTATTCCAATCATCTTACAAAACTCATTTGAGTTCATCATATATTTTGTCATTCTAATCTCTTTCAATTTATTTTTAACCATACCTCACCTCAATTCTGTCAATTTATTTTGTTAATTTTTATATCCATATATATTTTATTCTATGAGGCGAACAATTTTCCTTTAATTGGTCATAATTAAAATATTAGTCCCTTTGATACAATGAAATAATTCACTATAAGACCAATTGCTTTATAGCTGGTTTTATTGTATATCGTTTTAGGGTATATATTCTAATTGAAAGTTTTATATTCATATTTTAAGAGAATAAAATAGTATTATTAAAAATATAATGGCTATTAAATTAAATATTCAGGTGGTCAACACTATTAGCGGACTATTATTAGTATTACTTTGTATATTATTTATAATAGTAGCACTGAAAAACTAATTAGTATCACAATTTTTAAAGACTATGATAGGACATTTATATATCCTACGCATTAGTATATAAAAATTAACAAATAGTGTTAACACTTTTAAAGTAAAAAAGCTAGATACCAAATTGATAATTGGTACCTAACCTTTTTATTAATTAACTTTAAAATCTCCGTAAATTCATATCACAGATTTACGATATATAAGTATTTATAACTATAATAATATTTTAATATAACACTTTTTATACACATCCGCAAAAATGCAATCAATTATAATCTACTTTCATTCCTTAAGCTAGATGTAATTTTTATACTTTTCTAATCACTCATATTTTACCCCTATTCTAATACTATTAAGGACTCCATTATTTCCATACTTAACTTTCTGATATGGATCTTCTATCAGAATTGCATTTATATTATGTAATCCCTCTTCATTAATATCAATTGACATCGGTATTGTTGTTTTTTCTTTTGGGTTAATTTTTAAAAATAAAATATTACTATTATTAATATCATTAGGGATAACCTCCCAATCCTTCAAAAGAATAACTGCACACTCTTTTACTTTATCTTCATATATATTTCCAATAGTCATATTAAAATTAAATTTTCCCTCTTTAATTGTTGCAGATGGAAATTGTCTCAATTCATATTCATCTTCATGTAAGAATATTTCTGGAATTGCTCCAGTATTATTATAAGTTAATTCAGTAAAATTTATCTCATCATGCTCCTCATTTTCTACCACTATATTAAATCTTATATATATTGTATGCGTTTCTTCAGTAGCACAACGATATTCATCATCCAAGTCATCATTTGGCTCTTTTATTATAGCAAAAATGACATCATGTAAACCTTCGTCTAGTTTTGGTAATTTTACAGGTATCTGAATATCTTCTTGTTTGTCTAATATGAAGTCAAAATCATTGACTAACTTATCATCTACATAGAACTCTTCTTTTTCATAATCAATAAAAGTTAATATTTTATATTCTCTTTTGAAGTCAACAAAATTACCTACATTTATAAACTTTTGAAACTGTTCATTACTATTAATGTAGTAAATAGTATCATCTTCTACTTTTCCAGACTCATTTAATAATGCTGTGCTTACATTTGCTATCTCACTTGAAATAGGTAAATATCCAATATTACTTTTATCTTCAACTTTTTTATTAAAATTATTAGAATCTTTTGACTTAAAAAAAACTGTATTTATAGCAAATAATAATATTAATACTAATATTATTAATATTAAATATCTTTTTCTCTTCCAATTAAAATTCATATCATTAATCTCCATTTCCAGAATCATTAAATAAAGTCATTAATATAATTAATGACTTTATTTATATTTCTTATAATGCTTTCTTTGTCTCATGAGTAACTGTATTCATACCACTTGATTTATAAACATGAGCTCCATATGCAGTTCCCTTAGAAGTGCTTGATGTAGTATCATATAAAGTTCCAGCATGACTAGCATACTCTTGTTCATCTATACTAGAACCCGTAAATACACCAGAATTATTATAATATTTTGCTTTAGCAGATATATAATCTACTTTATATGATTTTCCTGTATCTTTCCTAGTAACATCAGATGTAACAATAATTTTTTTAGAAGCAATAATACCGCCCTCTACATTTAAATTACTTGAACATAAAACTGTAACGCTTGCCCTTTCCTTATCCACTAAATTAATTTCTGTACTTAAATTTGGCAATGTAGTTTTATAGCTTTGAACAACATCAGTTGCAGCAAACGCATTTGTTGACATCGTTCCTAAAACTAATATACCTGATAAAATTTTAATAATATTTTTTTTCATAATCTCTCCCCCTAATAATTTAATCATTTATAATTATATAATACAAAATAATTATTTTACAAAATATACCTTATTTTTCTTTATTTTGTGTATATATGGAATTTATTTTTTTAATTTTTCCTTGTAATCGTTTTAATATTAATTTTAGATTTAATTTACAAATAGTACCAATAAAATAAACTTATGTAAATATATATATTTATCTAAATTAATAAATTTCTACACTTCCAATATCTCAATATAATATTTTCTTTTAATAAAAATAGAAGTCTAGATATCAAACTTAATAGATGTCTAGACTTAAATAATTATAAATTCAATAATTTTCTCCAAGTATTTATCACAACAATTCCATCTGGTGATAATCCATTATCTGCTTGAAATGATTTTACAGCTTCAACAGTTTCGTCGCCAAACTCTCCATCTGCTCCCCACTTAGGTAATTCATACCCTAAACTTAATAATCTTTTTTGAAGCAACTTAGTTATATTCCTTTGAGCACCTTTCTTTAAAGTAGGACAACCAGCTAAAGTTGCTGGTCCTGGAATACAATCTACAGTTTGATTGCTGAACCTTTGTTTATTATATTCAGATTGAGGTCTTGCACCCTACTATTCTAATATGTATCAATAATTTTTGCCGTTTTTTTGACGAAAAAACAATTGATTTAATTTATAAATATATAATAATTCATCATTTTAAGGATTAACCTATGTAAATTCTAAAACTTTTCTAAAGAATATATTTATATATATATTTTTTTAATTTTAATCACTATATAATGATTAAAAAAATTTTATTTGGATATTAATTTAAATGAGGTGATATTATTATGAATCCCATTAATATTAATATAAATGTTGATAATAATTTAATTAAAAAATTTATAATTGATATATACCATGAAATTTATAATAAGAATAATGAACCTATGAAACATAATACATCTTACATTAAAGTTCCTAATATTGAGCTGTTAACTATAAAAACTAATACTATAATATTATAGAAATTTTATAGTATTATAAGATTATTTTTATATAATATACAATGTAAGCAATTTTATACTTGCCTACATTGTATATTATATTAGAAAGCATTCCATAACTATATCCAACAATTACATTTGAAAATAATATTTATAATATTTATTTTAATATCTTGAAAAAAAATGATTACAAATATATAATATAAATTATATATTATAATATATTAATTAAAATTTATAAATCTAGCTAAATTTCCTTACTTTTTATAAAAACATCGTGGGCTTTTGTTCTTGCCAATTTGAAAAGAACTTTCAATTTTATGTTTTTATAAAAAGTTTGTCTATTTATATTTTAGCTAACAAAAACTTTTAACGTTTAATTTTAAAATAATATATATTATTTAAGTACGATATGAAATAAATAGAGAGGGATAAGTATTACTTATCCCTCTCTATTTATTTCATAAAATTATTAAATTCTGTTCTAAATCTCTTATAATCAAAATCTTTATCACGGTTCTGTAATTTATACTTCCCTTGTGAGTTTAATATTGTATTGCATGCTTCTCTACATAAATCAAAATAAATTTTATCATTAGTCTTTATATACTTATCAGAATAACACTTAGCTAACTCATTGCATAACTTCACATAATTTACTTCTATAACATCTAATTTATCATAAATTTCCTTAGCTTGTTTAAGTATATTTGTTGCATAATTAACATCGTTAATATCCCTATTTAGAAAAATACCATAAGTCCATAAAAACGCTGCAAAAGATTTAGTACTTTTAATATATTGATAGTAAAAATTAACTGAAACTATAGCTTGCTCAAAGTTATCTTTAATCCTATTTATAATCAATTCTCTATTATCTTTATCACATAAATTAGTATCTAAAAATATTTTATAAATACGCGCTTTTTGAGATCTTATATATGGATGAGGGCTTTTTGATTCATATTGTTTAAACTCATTTTCTATATATTCAATAGTTTCACTAATAAACTTTGACTCTATTTTATTCTTATCTTTTCGCCTTTTTCTTTTTGCATCTTTTAACTTACCATTTATTTTATTATATAAATTAAATACTCCTGCTATAGCTATTTTATCAGTATTATTTTGTGGTAACCAATCATTTATAACTTCTAAAAAGAATTTATCTTCTCTTTTTTTCTTTTCTAGTTTACTTAAATTCATATTAATATTATCTTTATATGAATTAATATTCTTATATAATTTCTCAATTTCAACATCGCCTAATAATACTTTTGAAAATATAAATTTACTAGCAAAATCATTTAACACATATAAATCTTGTGTTTTATATAAAACTAATTTATTTGTTAATGTATCGCACATTTTTTCAATATCCCTTATCTGAATATTAGTTAATTCACTCATTGCATATAAATCTATTGGCTCTTCATATACAGCTATAACTCTTAATAAATTTTCTACATTATAATCTTTAAGTTCATCAATTGTTTGATCAAATGTATTTTTATACATAAAGTCTGCAATTTGTTGGGTATTATATGAACTAATATTATTTAATTCATTTATTATATTTTCAATAGTACTATTACCCGTTCTAATACGCTCTAAAGATGTTACTAATATCAGAGTATTCCCAACTGCAGCATTTATTAATTTTTTCTTTTCTTCTTCCGTTAAAAATATATCAAAATTATTTTCTTTAATATATTTATCTATAAAGCTTATTCCATTATTTTTCTCATCAAAACCTAATACATTTAATTTTTCTTCACACATCTCTTCGTTTCTAGATGTAACTATATACTGTACTGTTCTAGGACTTTTCTTTATAAATTCTATAAGCCTTTGTTTATCTTTTAAATTCTCTATATTATCTATAACTACTATACCTTCATTTTGACTCATATATTTATATATACTATCTTCATTATCTATGCTTAGATAATTGCATAAAGAATTTTTAAAATCATCGAATGATGAAATTTGCTGTCGTACCTCATCTATATATAGCTTGCCATTAGTACTCATAAATTCTAAATACTCATTTTTACTAGAAAAAAATAATATATATTGATAATTATTTTCTATTTCTTTATCAATTATTTTTTTCATTAATTCATTTATAAATTCAACTACTAAAGTAGTCTTCCCTATTCCTCCATATCCATATGCTACAACTGAATTTGCAGTTCTATAGGATCCTTCCTCTCCTATTATCCATTTATTTAAAATATCAAGTTCCTTTTCTCTTCCTATTATTTTTTTATGATGCAAAGCTATTTCATTCAAATTATTAACTTTTATATTAATTTTATCTCCGATAGAATCTGTTAAATTTTCAATGCTTTCTTTAATATAATCTTTGCTAAAATACCAAAATGAATTATCATCAATCGTATCTAATAATTTTTTTATATATCTAATGACTATATTAGTATCATCTAATGATACTTTTGATGATGCTGGATGAGATAAATCATTTCTTACATTTTTATATACTTCAGAAAAATATACAAATTGATCTTTTGTTTCAAAGTTTTTGAATAAACAATTAAAATATGGACTTGCTAAAAGTATTATAATGTCTATTAATTCTGATACATATAACACTTTGACTTCTGTACTATTATTTATCTCATTCGTATTCATAGAATTATATGAGTATTCCATGCATTCATATAATTCATTATATTTTTTTTTCAACTTATTTAATTTTCCTAAATATTTTCCTGAATTAATAAGTGAACTTGAAGATAATTCTATTTCATTAAAAATCTCCAATAATTTTTCTTTTGAGCCTATTGATTCTATAACTACTCTACTTATATATGTTCTATAACCAACCTCAAATGATTTTATTAAATTATCTAAATCTAATGTACTTCTATTTGATAAAAACATTTTCCCCTCACACTATCTATATATTCTACAAAATTATACAGTAAATTATTATATATATCAATATAAATAAAGATTGTACACATATATACTATATTTTTTATAATTATATATACCTTATATCAATGAATATACTAAAAATCTAAAAAAGCATCTTTAAAAATAATATTAAATTATTTTATTTTAATTTAATTCTTTATTTTATCACCCAAAAAGCTAGTAAGTAAGATTTCACCTACCTACTAGCCTTGATTATCAATTACATTCTAATATTTTTATATCTTTAACCCCTTTTTTTAGTTGTTCCTCTATCATATCCGGAATCCATTTAGCTTTGCATAAGTCTGTTACTTGTACCCCATCTGCTATAATTTTAAATAAAACCTCTTTTGATTCCTCTTTTTCTGCATATGCTTGATAAGATGTAAATGTAGTATTGTTATTTTCCTCTATATAACAATATCCTTCAAATCCATATCTACAATCTTTCACTTTGTATACATTTTTACTAGGATTATCTAATACAATTGCACTTATAGGACATCCTAAATAAGCTATTCTATTCCATAACTCCCAACTTGAATCATCTTTATAAATTCCGAATCCTGCATTAAAAGGTTTAATATTTAAATATTCCCTTACATGAACCTTTTTATATTCATTAATCTTTTTATTACTAATAGCTTCAGCTATAGCTTTTCCAATTGCATCTGATCCTAGCTTTCTATATAACGCTACATCTTCTGTAGCTTCTACAAAGCAAGTTTCAACTATCATTGATTTCATATTAGTATTTCTTAATTCATAAAGATTAGTTCTAATTTTTTGCCCTCTATTCCTAAATCCTAATTCTCCTAAAGCGTTAACTACTCTTTGAGCTATATCATAATTTGAGTAAACACATACCTCGCTACCTAATGCTCCATTATAGGAATCATAAGCTTTATTAAAGTGAATAGATACAAATAAATCAGCGCCCCAATTATTAGCTTTATTAACACCATAACTTAAGTCTGAAGATGAAGATGAAGTTGAATCTGGTGGGGTTACATCTAAAACCTCATTCCCTAATTGTTTTGAATATTTTATAACTGCATCTTTTACTTTTCTATCTTCTATTAACTCATCTAGTATACCTCTTGCCCCTGGAACTTTTGGACAATGTCCACCTCTAACTGCTACTTTCATATTAACACACTCCTTTTAATTTATATTATGAAAAATTACGTATTCTTGTTAATTTAAAAAGAGAGCCTTATAGACTCCCTAATATTTACTCTTTTTTATTGAATACTTCTAACTTATTAGCAACTACTTCAGGTAATTCGACTCCACATTCTGTTAAGTTTTCTAATATACTTCCTGCTTCTTTATATATAAATAGCGATAATGTAAATCCGCATAGATAAAAATTAAGTCCAAGTACAAGATCAACACCAATTACAAATACAATCGCGACCATTTCAGCAATCCATCTAACAATTCCATCCCTCATTTTCCTAGATTTATAATTAGCATTTTTCCAACTTTTAAGAACTCCTAATAACATATCAAGTACCTTACATCCCAAATAAGCTATAATCAATACAGAAACTGCTTGTGGTAATATTTTTAATAATCCTATTTGTATAAAATTCATTTTTACACCTTCCTTAATATAAAATTCCTAACTTCAGACGTTATCTTTTGTATTAAAAAGAGCCTAGTTTCCTAAGCTCCTATCCTTGACTTTAATTCTAATATTATATTTTCTAACTCCTCTATTTTTTCTTGTTGCTGTTGCATCGCTTTAGTTATATGTGGTAATAAAGCAGATGCTAAAGGTTGTAATAATACAGTTCCATCTTCTTGTTCTACTTCTGTAACAAGGTTGGTATTAACTTCTTGTAACTGTTGTGATATATAACCACAATCTATATGCCCTTCAAAGCCTTTTGTTTCATCATAATCAAACTCATAATGTTTTATTTTTTTAATTAATTCTAATCCTGTTGCATTATCTTCTTGTAGAGAAAGAGGTTTAATTTTGGAGTTTAGTTCCTTGATGTTCTTCTTTAAATTTACATCAGAACTCCAAATATCTATACCATAAGCTCCTCCACCGTCCATATCCACTTGCATATATAATCCACCAGCACTTTTATTAACAATACCTAGCTTATCAATCATTTTTATACCAGCGTTTTCATTTCTAGTATAAATAGGTTTCCAATAGATTCCGTTATCGTCATATTTATAGAGCTGTTTAGATGCTACCATATATGTCGCTTTTATATTATCTGTTTGAAAACCATGAAGTTTTAATCTATAAACATCACCATTTTTAGCTGCTGCAGTAATTAAATCAACGCCCGTATCAGTACATAATCTAAATCCTGAATTTTCATTATAGAAAGGAACTTTAATTGTAAATACATCACCAGTATCTGCCCACATATCAATAGTTCTTGTTCCTGTAGCAGTAAATTTAAATTTAGAACCTACAGCATAAAGATTTAAATTTCCGTTACTATCCCCACTCAATACAGTAACTCCAGCTTTATTTTTAAGTGTTAATGCCCCATTATTGATAGTAACACCATTAGCATCAATCATAGTTGATCCAGAATAGACTTCATCTGGATGTGGTGTCCAAGCTGATTCTATAGTTCCTTCTGATAATGAAATTTGTTTAACACATATCATACCAGAAGTAGCTGAACTATAAATAAATGGTTTAAAAAACACATTTCCAGACTTAGTTCTAAAATGAACATATACTTTTGTATATGCATTTACTGTTAAAGTTTGTCTATAATCTATAACAGTACATTGAGATTGACCACTTGTGTCAGCTGTGCTACTACACCAAAAATGTAATGGTGTTAAACTATTACTTGTAATTGCAGTATTAGTATAAATCCAAGCTTCATAAACATAATCTGTATTGCTTTTTAATCTTACACTTGTATAATATGCCATTCCACTTGGAAAAGTAGTTTTAAATTCTTTTTCACCAATAAAAGGATTTATTCCAGCTGTAGTTATAGAAAGTCCTCCACCATTGCTCACCCAATAAGAAGATCCATTCTTTGCATCAGAATTTTTTAATAAATTAAATCCACCACTAGATTTAAAACTAGCTGTGATATTATTAGCAGTTTGAGTTAAAGATGATGTAGTTGCATAACTCTTTAACTTATTATCAGTAGAACTATTAGCAGAATTAATAGCTTCATTTTTTGCAGTATTAATTGTGCTTTGAACAGTACTGATAATTGCAGATGATGTTATTTTTTGTTCTGCAGAACTCATTCTATTTTGTAGGCTAGTAATATTTCCATTAATAGTAGTAATATTTTTTTCTGCAGAAGAAACTTTGCTTGTAATGCTATTTAAATTTGTTTCTATAGTAGAAACTTTATTTTTTGTTGATGTTATTTCAGTTTTATTTGCATTAGCTGTAGCATTAGCAGTATTGGCAGTAGATTGAGCAGCATTGGCTTTAGTATCATCTGTGTATTTACTTGCCTTTTCCCAATCTGATGCTGTATAGTTTCCAGAAGTTCTAGCTACTTTACATCTCATAACATCACCAGAAGGTCCACCAGTCCAAAGATCCCCTACTTTATATGGTACTGTAGGAGTAGAAGTAAATACTTTAGCTTTTGAATCAGCAGTAGATTGAGCAGTATTAACTTTTGTAGTAAGAGTACTTGTAGTAGATTCAGTAGAACTTACTCTTTGAGTTATAGAATCAGTTGTAGTTTTAATTTCAGCAACTTTATCTGTTATAGTCTTATTGACAGTTGTTATTTGTCCATCCGTATAAGACTTTGCACTATTGATTGCATTTGTTTGTGCATTATTTGCTTTGCTTGTTGCATCACTAGAAGCTGTTGATATTGCAGAACTTTTAGCTGTATTTATTCTACTATCAACTGTTCCTAATTGTGTAGTATGTGTACTTACTGTGCTTTCCGTACTAGATACCCTCTGTGTTATGGAACTTAAGTTAGTTTCTATAGTTGCTACTTTGTTACTAGTTGTAGTAACTTGTGTTTGTACATTTGCTATAGAGCTATCTACATCTTCTGGCGCTGGTCTCCAATTACTAGACTTGTTTCCTGTCTCTAACATAGGGTATCTAAATTCTACATAAGTTGCACCAACAGTTTTAAAACTAGAGAGGTCAACAATCCTTAAGTTGTTGAGATTACTTATACTGAAAGAAGCAATAATTTTATATAACCCATTACCCAAGCTTATAACAGAAGCTGCAACAACTCTGTGTCCGGATTCATTTGTATATACTGAAATATTAGTAGAAATAGATGTTGCGTCAGTTCTACACATTATACTAAAAGTATAATCTCCTAATTGTACTGGTGTATACCATTTAGAATGAACAATTTCATTATTTAATTGATTTGTAAATGTCATTCTTCTCCAATCAGCGACATCTGAATAACTAACATCTGAATTGTTGTATACTTTTAAATCGCTTAAATATCCATTATCACTATTAATTAATAAATTTCTCCCACCAATTTGAACATTATTAATAGCATTAGTAATATCTGTCTGTTCAACCTTTAAAGCTATTTCATTTTGTAATTGTGTTATACTTGCTCCTTGTGTTGATACTGTAGAATTTAATCCATTTATCTGTGATGTATGACTACTAACTGTACTCTTAGTTCCTTCTAAATCTCTTTGAACACTATTAATCTTAGTATCTACACTTGATATACTTCCTGTTAATTCATTTAATTTTGTTGTATGTGTTCCAATTGTACTATTTATAGAATTAACTGTAGCAACTGTCCTATTATAATCATCCTTTAACAATATAGTTTGGCCATCTTTAACTATTTGAGTATTATTAATAGCTGTAGTTATTTGCCCTTGCATTACATTTATAGTAGTGCTGTTACTTTCTGTTATTTGTTTTACAGATTCTATTGAACTGTCTATATCCTCTGGAGCGGCAGTCCATACAGGATTAGGATTTCCCCCCTTCTCAACCTTATATTTATGAGTATTTTCTATAGATACCCTAATATATTTTACACTTGATGGTATCGTATATTTTAAAACCATGTCTGTTTCTACTAATCTAGTACCTAATCTATTTTTATCTTTATCAAAAGTAACAATACGATGGTAACCATCTGCAGCAAATTTACACAGTGTATATATTTCGCCCTCATTTACTTCTATATAATCACTAGTTCTATAACTTGAAGCGTCAATAAAACCAGTATCGTTATAATATCCATCTACTGTATTTTTTTCTATAAATAAATTTCTAGTCTCTTTACTATCTACATTAGTTTTAAGAGAATTAAAAGCTACTTCTAGAGTTTGTCCTACTGTATCTAGTTGAACTTTACTAGACTTTATTACACTAGTATTAGTATCCTTATTAATCTCTGTTACAAGACTACTAATATTAATCTTAGCTCCATCAATATTTGCATTATCAGAAATCATATCATCTCTAATAATTTTATTCTTAATACCATCAGCTTTAAGTCCAGTTGCATCGAACATTAACTTTCCTGCTGAATCCCAAACATACATATTATAGTCATTGCTAGCATCTTTACCTATTTGTACTCTAACTCTATTCTTATCACTAATTTGAATAGTATTATCATAAATAAGCATATTTCCACTATCACTTACTATTCTAAATTTAGTAGTAGAAATATCGCCAGCATTAATCTTAGCAACATCTAAACTAGCTATCATAGCATTAGTAATAAATCCATTTGCTATTGTTAACTTATCTGATGTTATTCCTCCAGCTTGGATATTTTCAGACGATAAATTTCCATTAACTAATGTTTCGATATTAGCTATTTTAGAATCTAATGAAGTTATAGTACCCTTAACCGCATTTAATTCAGTTATATCAGCCTTTCCAATTAACGCATTATTTATTGTTGCATCTGCTGCTATTAAATTTTGTATGTTTGCATTAATAGTATTTAAATCGGTTATATTAGCTTTAGTTGCATTTAGTTCAGCAACATTTGCTATAACAGCATTTAATTCAGATATATTGGCCTTATTAGCATATAAATCATCTATTCTTGCATTTACTACTGTTAAATCAGTAATTTTACCGACACTAGCTTCAAAGTCATATATTTGCTCTGTAGAAATACCATCTATTGTACTTCCATCTACTGTTCCATTATCAGTTGTAATATTATTTACTGTATCTGTTGTGTCTTGGAATTCCTTTTGTATATCTTCAAAACTTAAAGTAGTGTTTGCTATTTCACAAGTATTACGATCAGGTTCATCAGGATACTCAACCATTTTCACAATGCGTTGTTTTTCCTTAATTTCATTTTCTTTAGATACAAGTGTTATAATATCACCTAAACTATAACTTAATATATCTTTATAATCTTCTTTACTTATATTGGCTAAATCTATTACAGTTGCACTATAAGCTCTATAAGGTTTAGATAATTCATCTAACTTAGCTTCGGCATCTTCCGTTAAACTTTCTATATCCGTATATCTTTCATCTTTCCAAATATAAGTTTTGATTTTATTTGAATACTGAAAGTTTTCTAAAGTTACTTTTAGATTATCTTTTCCTTTGGCTATTATCCTAGTATAAAAATCATATGAATCACTTTGTATACTTAAATCTTTTAAATTTAGAGAGTCTAAAAAATAAACTCCTTTATCAATTCCACGTTTTTCATAGATATTTACTTTTTTATTTAAAGTATCAAACTCTAATTCACATCTATAAACCTTACGGGCTTCCTGGATAATATCCCAGCTACTTGAATTAGTTTTTCTTACTGTTCTTCTTCTAGTTACATCACAAGATCCTACTATCCATCCAGTACCAGCTAAGGCTAGATTTATACAATCTGTGATAGTTTCATTAGTTGTGTCAAAAGACTCAAAAACTTTCCCCTCTAAATCTTCTACATTAAGCTTAGCTTTTATTGATTTCCAATTTCCTTGCGTAGATACTTCCTTTATTACAAACTCATCAGTTTTATTTCTTATATATCCTTCTTCTTTTATTTCTTTAGATAAATTTAAAGGATATAAAAAAGAGAGTGTTTTATCTCCTGTAGATAACTCACTCTCTATGCAATAATCTTTATATTGTTTTAATCCTTGTAATTTATTTTTAGTTAATCCATAAAGCTGTAAAATAAAAACACCTCCTTTTTTAAATTTTTAGGAGATGTTATTCTTCTATCATAAAATCTATTGCAGATAATTCAGATGGAGAAATATTATAATCAGAATTTAATAAATCATCTAGCTTTATCATGTGTATATCCATTTCATTTTCTATGGATAACAACTCTTTTATATCTCTATTATAATCTTCAATATGTTCTTCTTTTAAAGACACATTTCCATTTTCGCCAACTTTTAGTTTACCTTCTTTATCTTTTTCACCATATTTGTTAACAAGTTTAGCCTTTTCAGTATTATAAACTTTTAATTCGCTTTCTATCTTATTTACATTTTTAGAAATAGCATATGCAACCTTTATTGGTAATTGAGCATTGTTTAATTTACTTAATGCATTAATTGTATTTACTACTCTTTCATTGCTTAAATTTAATTTCATAATTATATTTCCACCCTTCTTACTCTGTAACCTTAGTTAATTCATCTTCCATTTCATAAACTTTATTTTTAAATTCTGCTATATCTGCTCTTACTTGTGCTTTATTTGCGTTATAAACTTCTTGATTAGTAATAGTTTCATTTACATTTGCACCATTTCCTCCATCTGTAGAAATACTAGCACTCATGTAAGCAACTTGTACTCCATCAATTTTACTTATTCCTGTTAAAGTTATATTTTTATTTACTTCTAACATATTTAATCATCCTTTCTTTTAAATATATCTTGGCTTGTACTTTATTTTTATATCACAATTATTTTTATTAACTGTAATTGTATTTGTTCCTGGATTTAATCTTGGGAAATCCCACATATCAGTATCACCATATTTATTCATTCCATCTACAGTTACCTTCTGTAATTCTCCATCTAAAACAACAGTTTTATTAGCAGTTAAATTTTTTATTATTATTGGATCATCAGCTAAACCTTCTAAAGTTATATCTGCTAAATTTACATTTGGAGTTATTTCCAATATAGCTGGAGTTATATCCGTACCATCATTATTTATTGTAAACTCTTCTAAGCTATTAAAATTAAGTTTTTTTTCTTCAGCGTATTCGTAACAGATAAAATTTAAATTAACAAATAGCCACTCATCTATTTTACTTTCTTCTCTATTACTACTTTCGTAGTAGCAGTGATAGTAGTGTTCTAAGTTCTTAAATTTAATATCGCACTCACTCACCTGTGCCATAAACCTACTTATTTTATTATTTACTTCATTCCTAGTACTACCTTCAAATAAAAGTTTTAAATTTAAAGGCTTAAAGCCTTTATTTTCTCCTATTACTAAAGGTTTAGATGCATTAAGTAGCCATGTTGCACTTTTAACTATAGGAGAATCAGAAAAACTCTTAGATTGTACTTTTCCACCAAATTCACTTATATTAATGTTGTTAATAATCATTACCTAATCCTCCTACCTTGCCAAGCTAAATTTTGAGACACCGTAGATGTTAACTCTTGGCCATCTAGCATATTATTTATTACTGGCTCTATCTTTAAATTAGAAATTTCTTGTGCAACTGTTTTAGCTATTATTTCAGCCATTTCTTTATAATTAATATTTGTATTTGTAGGTTTTGGAGCTTCTTTAACTACAGTTTTAGCTACTACATCCATAATTGGATTTTGTGAAGAATAAAAACTAGGACTTAATTCCATAGTGCTAAATTCAGCAGGCATAGCTCTCATATTTTGAATATTAGGAATAGCTCCACCTTGATAATAAGTAGATTCTGGCATTGCCATTCTTCCTCCTGGAATAGCTCCACCACCTACGATAGTTGAATTTTTATTAACATTAACCCAAATAGTTTTAGATTTAGGAAGATTATTTATAGCAGTTGCTACATCGTTAATTTCATTTTTTGTGGTCTTCGCATTACTCTTAATCTCCATGGGCTGTCCATTTATATTTAATATAGCCTTATAAGTTCCATCTGTTTCTTTAGTTACAGACTCTAGAGATCCCACAACTTCATTATTAGAATCCTTTATGTCACTTCCAGAAATTCTAAAATCATTAGTAGTGGCTTCGATTTGAGATTGCATATCTCTTTGAGCATTTTCAAATTCTTTTACCATCTTTTTCGTATCTTTTGCTATTTCTTCATTTAAACCACCCATTTCACCCGAATAGGTATCATATGTTCCTATTATTTTACCTGTAGTGCTATCTACATTTACTAATACATCCCTAAAAGTTTGGTCATTTTCGTTATAGAGTTTATATAAACCAGTCGTTGTAATACCTTCTAATTCTTTATAATAAGAAGAATGAGTACTTAACATTTCAGCACATTTAGCTCCTTGTTTGGTTAGAATTTTACCATTGCTTTCATCTATTCTACCTTCAAGATTAGAATTTTCAGCCGTAACAATTCCTAGGCAATCTGTGAAATATTGTTCCCATGTTGCTATTTCACTTCTTTTAGACTCTTGTAAATTTAATATTTCTTGTTCTGCGGCCGTTCTAGTAGCTTCATCCATAGCATCAAGATTTCCTTGCAACAATTCAATTTGAGTATCATAGATGGCCGCTTTTTGTAAAATTTGTTCATCCGCATAAGCTCTTTGCTGTTGTAGATACTCAGATGCCGATTCTGCATCCATTGTGGCCACTCTATTTTTAAAATCATTTTTTGCAAATATAAGCTCTTCATTTGTAGTAGCTATATTTTGTAACTGTATTTCTCTTATTCTTTGTTCTTTAGCTTGTATATCTGCAATTTCTTGTTCATCAAAACTTCTTCCATCTTCCAAAACTTTTTGTTTAATTGTATTAATATCATTTCTAAGTTGTTCAACTTCTGTTATAGAAGTAGTTGCCACTTTCTCAAAGTGTTGTAATATCAATGTTTCATTTTCTGATAAAGTTCCATCTACTGCAAATAGTTCTTTAAGTCCTTGTTGTTGCTCCTCTTTACGAGAGTTAATAGTTGCTATTGTAGTATCTACTAAAGTATTTACCCTTTCATTTAAAGCCGCACTTTCTTCGGCAGAAAAAACTCCATCTAAATTAATTTCTCTTAAAGCAATACTAAAATCCTGGGAGCCTTTAGTTGCTTCATCTACAGCATTTTTAAATTCATTGCTAAACGAATCGCTTAACTCATCTAGCACTAGCCCTTTTTCTTTTAATGCTTTTGTACTTTCAAATGTTTTACCCGTAAATGTAGCTATAACTTTTTCAAATAAGCTCAAATCTTCCTTTGCCCTTATACAACTCGAGTTGGCCAACTCTTGGTTAGTTTTATAAACTGCTACCCCTGTTGCTAATGCTCCAACAGCAGCAGTAATTCCAATCGTAACTGGATTTAAGGATAATAATCCACTTGTAAACTTCGCTAAAGTTCCTGTAACTCCGCCTATTTTAGTACCAGTAGTTCCAAGAGTTTTAACAAATTTACTTAAATCTACTTTACCAAGAGCAGTATTAAAAAGTCCTGTTTCTTTAGAAGCCTCTGCAAATTTACTTATAAATGTACTTGTTTTGCTTGTAACTTTAGAAAATAAGCTTATAGTATCCCCTATTCCTCTACTTAAAGAACCTATTCCTTTTAGTAAAGTTCCACTTGCTATAGACATAAGCCCGAATTTTATAATACTTTTTTGCGTTCCCTCATCTAAACTACCAAACCACTCAATAGCTTTGCTTAAATAGCCTATCAAGTCATTTATATGTGGTAATAAGTGCTCACCTAATTGAATACCTAACCCCTCTAAGGCTGATTTCATTTTTTCAATATTACCTTTAGTATTATCTTTCATAGTTTCAGCCATTGACAATAAAGAGCCATCTGCATTAGATACAGAGTTGTATAAATCACCGTATTCCTCATCAAGCCCACTTAATAACGCCATAAGTGTATCTATTTGAGTTTTACCACCTATCATAGAAGCAAATTGTTGTCTTTGTTCTTCTGTGCATTCACTAAGCCGTTTCTTTAAATCTCTTAAAGTTACAGTAACGCCCCTAAAGTTCCCATCAGTATCGTAAGCACTAACCCCAAGAGCTTCAAGTCCATCTCTAGCCTGTCCACTAACCCCCATAAGGTTTATTAATACAGAGTTAAGAGATGTCCCACTCTCTGCCCCTTTTATCCCTCTATTGGCTAGTATCCCTAAGAGAGTTGCAGACTCTTCTAACGGCGTATTAAGTTCTTTAAAGATACCTCCACAACCAATATAAGCATCCATCATATCAAGTGCCGAGGTGTTGGCTGAGGATTGAGTCTTTGCAACTATATCCAAGTATCCGGATAAGTCCTCAACTTTTACACCTAAACTTGACATGGAATCTGTCACTAAATCGGAAGTTCGTCCAAGGTCTGCATTAGCTACTTCACTCATTCTAAGTATCGGCTCTAATCCTGTTAACATTTGTTGAGTATCCCAACCAGCTAATGCCATATATTGCAAGGCATTAGCACTATCTGTAGCACTTTTAGAGGTTTTTGCCCCCATTTCCTTAGCCTTTTCAGTTAAAAGCTCAAGATCCTTCCCTGTTGCTCCACTTGTAGCCTGTACCTCACTCATAGCACTTTCAAAGTCTATTGACACTTTAGTTGCATAACCACTTAAAGCCAGTATTGGAGAGCCTAAAGCTACTAGCTTATTCCCTACCTTATCAGCTCCATCTCCAAAATTCCTAAACCTTTGAGCTGTTTCCTCCATTTTCTCGGACATTTCCTCAAGTTTGTGGGCATAGTCCTGTAAGTGCTTAGTTTGTAAGTTCCCTTGGACCTCTAATAAACTTCTACTTAGTTGTTGTAATTCATTTTCTGTTAAATTTATATTTCTTTCAGCATCTCTTAATTGTTGCTCATACTTATTTAGCTGATTTGTAACTCTTTCTATAGCTTTTTCGTTATCACCTTCGGTATTATTAAGCTCTTCAAGTTCAGCTTTCTTTTTTTCTATCCCTTCTGCAGCCTGTTGCATTTGGATCTTATAAGCAGATATTTTAGCTCCTACGGCTTGTAGTTTTTGACTTAAAAGCTCTTGTTGCTTTTGTAAAGAAGCTGTTCCATTTTCATATGTTTTACTAGAATTGGTTACCGTTTTAAATTCTTTATCTAAATACTTTATTTCTTTATTTAAAGCTGTTATTTGTGCTCTTGCACCCTTATCCTTAACACCAAGGGTGACTAATAAATCTTCACTCAATAGATTCCCCCCTTAGAAGTCACAGCCTTTAAGGGTTTTAGTTTCACCCTGTACAAAGGTCTGTTCTTTTTTATCTTTAGAATTTCTAGGAGTAAGAGTTTTGTAATGAATATTTATTTGACTAAACAATTTTCTAGGAGTTGACTTCCAAAAATCATCATCACTTTTCTTTAATACGGTTGTATAAATATAGTAAAGATAATCTAAGTCAATATCCTCTTTAACATTACTTACTTTTTTCCAGTCTTAACAGCTCCATTGCTTTGTGGCATAGAACTAGTAACAATCTCTATTACATCCCATGCATGATTTAATAGTAAATATAAAATATCCATCTCATAAATTGTTTTACCTATGGGTTCATTTGGTTTTTCTTTTTTTCTAATTGTAGCTCCCATAAAGCCTAATGTGATCTCATCATCAAATTGCCCCAATTTAGCCGAACTTTGTAAAAAGCTATTCCCTGTAAGTTCCTTATATACAGGTATACTTCTCATATCAAAAGTCATTATGTAGTCCTGGCCATTTATTTTAAATTCTTTTACTTTTTTAACAAGATTCATAATTTTTCTTCCTCCTAAAAATTAAAAGAGAGTTTTTAAACTCCCTTTTTTACCTCTTTCTTTTCTTTTATTTCATAAACTTCCATAGATTCTTCTGAAGTTCCATTTGGCATTTGAACAGTTTTAAAGAAATTTTCTATATCAGTTGGCTTAATTTCTTTATCATCTGAGTTAAAGCTCATTTCTAAAATACCATTTGGTAATGGTATTGCTTTACCAGTTAAACTAACACTATCAAAAGAAATGGATTCTCCAACAGTTGTATTTTCTCTACCGTCTTTCGCTAAGGTTACATTGTAATAAACAAAATACGTGCTAGTTTCATCCGAGTTTGTTTGTTCATATAAAACTGCAAAAGAAGGTTGTGCATCTCCAGTTGTAGTTACTGTTTTCCCTCCTATTCTCTTTTTACCACTTATTAAAGCATCATCTTCTGGTGTAAATTGTGCTAATGTTATAGCTAAATCTATAAAAGCTGGCTTCTTTTTATTTGTGTCAATTTGGTTATCGCTGTAAGCTGTAGCTTCAGCATAGTTTTCAGTTGAAGATAATGACTCTAAGCCTATTAATCTTTTAGGTGTTGCATAGGTTGGAAGTCCAGATTCATCTATTGTTAATTTTGCTATATGTAGATTCCTACATCCTTCAGCTCTTTTCATATTTATACCTCACTTTTCAAAATTATTTTAAATATTATTGGAGTATTAAAAAAGCTACCGAGTTCTATAAACTCAGTAGCTCTAATCTCTTTACATATAAAGCCATGTTTCAAAAAAGAATCCATGACTGTTTTTTTACTATTTTCTATATCTTCTACAACTAATATGTTGCATAATACTGTGTATTCTATTGTATCTATTACGTTATCAGCATTGCTTTTAGGTAAACTTGTGTAAGAATAAACTACACAAGGTAAGGGGTTATTTCTCCTAGTAATATAGCATCCTGTTAAGCCTGTACCTTCTAAAGCTTCCTTTATTTTATTTAGTATCATGCTTAGTCCTCCATAGCACTTCTAATTTCATGCTTTATTTTTAACTTTATTTTATTTAAAGCTTGCTCCTGTATTCCATTTACAGCATCAGTAAACCATAGCTGATGCATATCCATATAGCGGCCATGAAAAATACCTCCTAGACCCTCATTATGGTATCCATAGTTGTGAAAATATAGACCTTTCCATAAATCAAATTCAGCATTTTCATTTTTAAGACCAACATCTATATAACAGCTCATTCCATATTTTCTCGGTTCTGCTTGGGATATATATTGCGCCTCTTTATCTGAGAAACTTGAAGCCTTTTCCTTTATAGCTTCTTCTACATCCGCGGCAACCTCCTGGAGAACTTTTTTACTTTCAATTCTAGAAATTTTATTTAATTTAGCCATAAGCTTATCCGCTCCAGTTAACTCTATAGCCATTATTCCACCCTTTCACAAATAAGCAATAAAAATTTCTTTTTATTTTCTATATCTTCATAGTCCTTTATATCATAAACTTTGCCATCTACTAACACCTTAGCTTTATTATCTAGCTCCATATATCTTATAATTACTTCTTTAAGTCTTCTAATGCTATAGCCTAAATTATTATAAGTTTCCTGCCTTCTAAGAGAAAGACTAGAACCTGTATATATCTTAGCCCTTTTAAATACTTCATCTACAATCCCCTCACGTGGAATATCATCTTTATCTTTGTATTGGCCAATAATTTGTATTTTCACAGAAGTTTTTAAATCAGAACTTTTTATATGTTTTAATAGCACTTTTAAAACCTCCTATCCATGGTCATCATAGCATCAATTTCTTTGTTACTTTCTACATAACCATTGTCATACATTTGTTGAACCCTCATTAATACTACATCTGTTAAATATTCAGACTCTTCTAATTGTTCCACTTCTGTATAACCATTAACAACCATAACGTAATTTACTGCATTTTCAAACAAATGTTTTATCTTTAATTTATCTCTACCTTCAGCATTTAAATATTCATCTAAATACTCTTCTGTAACTTCAGTTAACTTCATAATTTACCTCCTAATTGGTAATTATTTAGTTTTAGCTCTTCCTTCACCTTTTGTCTTATAATAAGCCATTGTTTCTGTTAAAGCCTTTTTAATATCTAATCTAACATTTGCTTTATAAGCAATAGAATCTTCTATCCATCCAAACTCTGTAGACTTTTGGACTGTTAAAGATTTTCTAGGAGCAACTATAAACCCTTTGCTTAAATCTCCAAAAACTATAGCTTTAGAATCAGTTTCATTTAAATTAGCCATTTCATTCGATATTATTACAGGGCAACCCATTAACGTAGAATCTTCACCAAATGGCTTACCGTTATAACCTTCTTTTAAAAGTGGCTTACCATCAGAGTATTTTAATCCATTCATTAATCTTGCTGTATCATCAGAGAATATCCAAGTACCATTCTTTCTATATTGCTTCGGAACTGCATAATAAATTTTTTCTATTTCATCTATTGTAATAGTTCCTAATGTTTCTTGTACTACTTCATGTGATCCATCTGTTGTATTATCTAAAGATATTAATCCTTCTACCCCTTCTTCTGTATCACCCTTTACCATAAGTTCATCTAAAGTTAAGGCATAACCTTCTAAGATTTGTGCTTTAATATCTCCTACTATATCATAGCCTGTATCTTGCACACATTCCTCAGAAATAACTACTAAAGTACCATATTTAACTGCTTCCATCTTAATTTGTTCATAAGAAGCTTGGGTTTTTGAATATTCTTGTAATTCTTTCATTTTTACGAATTTAGGAAGCTTCTTCTTTTGTACAGGAATAGCGTGAGTTTTACCGTTTAAAGGTTCTTTTCTCATTCTTGCATAAAGCGGAGAGATATAAGGTAATTTTTGAATTATATAGTTTGCAAAAGTCATTTTTGCTATGTTACCCGTAGAAGTTTGTTGCCCAGTAGCTCCTCCTACTACAAATTCACCGTCTCTTGCTTCTATTTCAAAATCAGAGATATTTAATTCAACATTAGCATCTAAGCCCCTAATTTCATTTGCTAAATCAAAATCTCTATTTTCGTTTTGGCCATCAACATGATTATTTGCTTCATTTGTTTCTGCTTCTAAAGCTAAAAGTCTTTCTTCTCCTTTTATCTCATTTTCAATATCTTTTAACTCTGCATCCTTTGCATTAAAAAGCTCGAAGTTTCTTTCCTCATTGGCTGCATTCATTTCTTGAATGATAGCTCCTCTTTTTTCTTTTAAGTTTTTAATTCTTAATTGTCTTGGCATCTTATACCCCTCCTAAATTTAATAATCTTAATTTGTTTTTGTTATATAAAAAAAGAACCTCATCATCACTTTGATTGGTTCTTTTCTCATCATCTTCTCTTGGCAATATTTCTGTTAAATCCATAGACCTAGCATTTGCAACAGTATTGTTATAAGCTCCAGTTGTTACAATACTAACCTCATGTAAGGTTAAGTCTGTAATTGTTCTAGTTCTTATACCATCTGCATCCTTATCCCACTTGGCTTGGACATTATTAAAACCGAAACTAAACTCTCTTAATACTCCAGCCTTTACAAGCTCATGTATATCTTTAGCAAGTGTAGTTGGTGGCAATTCTGATCTAAGCAATAATTTATTATCTTTTTCTACTAACTCCATTGTTCCAGAAATCATAGAAGCAAGTGGAAGTTCTCTATTGTTATGGAGTGCTAAAAAGAATATATCCCTATTGTTGTCTTTAGCTGACTTAATGGCTCTTTCAAAAACTTTTGGTTCTATTTTTTCTCTGAAAGAACCATATAAAACTTTAGACCATTCTCCAATTTGGTTAACAACGCCTTCAATAACCATTTTCCCTTCTTCAGAATCAACGGCTCTAAGCTCATAGTTTTCTCTAAATTCCAACTTATTCGTCATCACTTTCACCCCCTTTCGCTGTACCTTCTTCCTTCGGTTCTTCTTTAGGAGCCTTACTATCTTTATGGCTTGTTATTGTTCCATCTTCATTTAAAACTCCATAACCTAAATTAATAATAGGTCTGTCTAATCCATCTATACTGTTCCAATTCATTTTGGCTCTAGCTTCATTAGATACCATTACCATATCTTTTACAGCTTGCCCCCACATTTTAAGTTCTTTGTCTGGTGTCATTTTTAAAAGCTCTTGGGTACTAAACTCATAAAAATAACCTTCTAACTTTTCTTTTTCTGTTAGAAGGTATTTATTAAATGTATTCTGTATTAAAATTAAAATAGGTTGTATGGCATTTTTTAAAAATACTAATTGATTTTCTGCTTCATTAGTGTAAGTCATTCCACCAGTTGCCACGCCTAGCATAGAAGGTTGCAATTTTAGTATTCTAGCTATATCTTTTATAGTAAATTCCTTTTGGTTTAACAACTCAATTTCTGCTGGAGTTAAAGCAACAGTTTTTAATTTCATTCCATCATCTAAAATCAACACTTTTCCAGCGTTTTTTGTTCCACTAAAAAATCTTTTTAAAACCCCATCTAAACTTTGCCTAGAAAGTTTAGAAAGTATACCCTCTTTTTCTATTACAGCCTTAGCAAAAAAAACATTTTGAAGGGTATTGCTAGTATAATCTTCAAATCCATTTGCATGGGAAATTATTTTAACACCTTCCTGTAAAATTCCTTGTCCTTTTAAGTCATCATTCTTAGGGTTACGAACTAAGTTTAAAACTTGGAATGCATCAGCATTTATGTAATCCCAGTAAGTATAAGTGTTTACTAATTTCCTCTTATTTTGCTCTCCATTACTAGAACAAGTGATATCATGATAAGGTATATGATGTAAATACTTTATTGTATTATCAGCATTTCTATCAATATCTAAATAACCATTACCATAATAGAGAAAATCACTTATTAAAGCCTTTTTCATGTTGAAAGCTGTGCTATAAGGACTATTTTCACTATTCAATAGTACAGTTCTATTATCTAGTACCTTTTCACGTTCTCCACTTTCTAATCTTTTATAAAGATAAACTGGCATAGAAGCTATAGCATCACTTATAAGGTGTATTCCTTGACTTAAAGCACCAATTTTTTCTGCCATTTCTCTAGTTATAGTAATATCCTTTAAAGCATATTCTATAACATCACTCATTGTTGCATTTTCTTCAGTTGTAAAGGTCTTTTTCAGCTCATTTTCTTGCAATGGCTTTTTTAATCTATCTAATAAGCCCAATTTATCACCCCACTTTTTAAATTATATTATTTGAATAATCTCTCCCATAGAATTGCTCTTTATTTTTATAGCAACCTAAAAAAGCAAAGATTGTTGCAGCTAAAAGGTCAATTTTTTGCACAGACTTCAATTTATCTAATATTTCATTGTTAAATTTATCTTTTGTGGTAATAGCATTTGAAACACACCAAGTTAAAATAGGGTTGAAATGATTAATTATTTTACCTTTGTAAACAAAAGTTCTAAATGTTTTAGTAACTCCCGATAGCATTCTCATACCTTGGAAAATTTGAACCGTTGGAATACCATCTAACTTACACCATTCCATTATTTCATCAGAGTTATAGGGGTCATAGCATATCATTGCTATAGGCGTTTCACTTAACTCACTATCTCTTTTAATCCATTCATAGATATAGTCATTGTCAATTACTTCACCGTCTATTAAATCTATATATCCTTCATCTGCATAAAGCCTATATTTCATGTCATCTCTAGCCTCTAGCTCCTCAATTCTTGCTCTTGGTAAAAATGCATGAGCTTTTACTTCGTAAGTATCTGTTTCCTCGCAATAAGTTACCTTAGATACCGCACATAAATCCGTATTTATAGATAAATCTAGTCCGTAAAAAGCATATTTCCCTCTAGTATCTATAGCTGGGTATGTATTTCTCTCCCAAGCTGGTAAGCTAATGTATTTATCTAAACTACTAGCTGATAAAATTAAATTCATTCTTTTAATTTTAAAGTCTCTAGTTAATGCTAAATTACCTATAGATTTTTTAAAACTTTCTTGTAAATCCTCCATGAGTATTGGGGAATAAGGTATAAGTGGATTAGCCTTTTCCCACATTGCTGGATTGTTATATTCTTCTTCACTATCTAGTTGATATATAACACCCCAATGTCTTTCATTATCTAGCTCTCCAGAATTAACTTTTTTAGTATATTCCATTTCATCATAAGCCCAGTTACCTATCATTTTTACATCGTAGCTTGTACTTATACTAACAATTAAAGGTGATAATCTTGCTCCTGTACCCGAAGCAATAGAACTTCTTACCCCTTCTGGTACAACAAAAGCCTCGTCAATAATTCCAACGCTTGGAGAAATACCATCAAGGGTTTTTTCTTCACTTGCTAAGGGTATAAAAGTAGACTCATTTTTAATGAGCCTTATTTCATTCCTATTTAATTTAAACTTTTTGGCCAGTTTTGGATTAGAAGCAATTAATCTACGGCATTGTTTAAAACTTATTTTAGCTTGATCTTTCTTGCTGGCTACACTTACCACTTCTGCTTCTTCTTCATCATTCATACTAAATATTGATATTAGTGCCATATCAAAACTTTTGGCATTTTTTCTAGCCTTCATAATCATGCTCGTTCTAAATCTTCTCTTTTTAGGATTATCTTTAAATCTCCAAGCATATAAATTATCGAATACGAATGCCTGTGGTGGTGCTAACTCTACCGGCTCTTTGGCTCTTGCACCACTTGTAAAGTTTAGGCAACTAGCCCCATTTTCTAACCTAGAAGCAACCTCTAAATCAAAGTAAAATGGATAGTCTGAATTTTCTGCTGCTTCAATGTCTTTTAAAAATCTTGTACAAGCATTAATACAATCCTTGCAAGCTACAATATTCCCCTCTACAACATTCCATGCATACCAATAACTTTTCGTTTCCTCTATAGATTCATAGTTAACCAAAGAGTTTATCCTCCTTGGATTCACCTTCCTGCTTTTCTATTTTCATTATTGAAAGTTTTGCTCTTGCTGATGGAGAAAGTCCAAGTTGTAAGCAACCAGTATGAAAAATAGCTTGATAATCCTTTTCTATTTGAATACTAGGATTTTTCTTCATTGCCTCAATATAACCATTTTCATTATAAGTTGTAATTACAGCTCCAAACTCTTCTATATGTTTTCTAGCTTCATTCATCCTATGAATTGCATTAGCTGTTGTTATGAGTAATTCTATATCTAAATCACTTAAAATATCTGCTTCTTTTAATTGATTTACTAGCTCTTTATATATTTTTGCAACTGGTAAAGGTAATTTTTTGGGAACTCTATAAACTTTTTTCGCATTACCTTTTAATCTTTTTTCATTCTCCTCACGCGTTGATTTTTCTTCTTTCGTGAGATTTTTGGAAATTAAAGAAACTGGTTTTGGTGCTCTCAATTTGACCTCCTCCTTTCAAAAAAGTTCATTAGGGAATTTTTGTCCTAATTGCTTAGGCCTTTTTTACTGTTAGGGTAGATCCTAAAAAAAACATATACCCCCCTACCTTTTTCCTTCCTCTAAATACTCTATAAGTCTATCTCTGTCCATGCCTTCAATAGCTTTATGACATTGTTCACATACAAATACCAAATTGTCTACATCATAGTGAGTAGTATCATCGCCTTTTAATACTTTAATGATGTGGTGTGCTTGTTGGCCTAGCTTTCTATGGCCGAAGTGATAACATACTTCACACAGTCCATTAGCTCTACGCCTGCATTCAGTCCTAGCCTTCTTATATCTATTGTCATTATAAATTTTATCTGCTTCTCTTTTTCTATCGGATATTCCATAAGTATTTATATAGTTTATCCTTTCCTTTTTAAAGCACTCATTACATAACGCTGTCTTTCTCTGTAAGGGTATTAGCTTCTTGCATCTGCTACATAGCTTATATTGTGTAGTTACTTTATTACTCCTCATGCATTACACCACCCCCTTATTTGATTGAATAATATACTACTAAAGCTTTATGTATAAAGCAAAAGCACCTAGCTTTTACACTAGATGCTTTACAAATATCATTATAGGAGGACTTGTCCATGTTCATAGAAGCCACACTCAATGCATAATCTCTACATACTCATTATTGCATATATTGTCTATATAATTATTCATATTTTATTCCTTTTTTATTCCACCTTTCGCCACTCTTCCCATCTTCTAATATCTGCAATAGCTTTTTGCTTTATCTTATTTACTTGTGATTGACTTATATTCATTTCTAATGATATTTGTGTTTCATTCTTTTTAAATTTATATTTCAATTCTAATAGCTTGTACCATTCTTCATTAATGTACTGTAAGTTATATTCTAGTATAGAATTATCTAACTCTATATTTTCTATTTCCTCTTTTATCTCTTCTATCTCTATTTCCTTAGATAACTTTCTTTTTAACTTTAAATCAGTTATCCTTATTACTTCTCTTTCTGCATAACTTGTTCCATCCGATGAACTCTGTACTCTTTCTTCAAATCTTGGACTACTACTTTCTATTTCAATATTAATATCGCACTCTCTAAGTTCTTGATTAATTTTATCTATCTGCTTCTTTAATACTTCTATTTGATAATTTAATGTAGCTATTTTCTTCTCTTTATTGAAATAGTTATATAACTTATCTTCTGTCTTTTTAAATCTATCTCTACTCACAAATTACTCCTCCTAATTCCTACTATATTTTTTAGAATTTTCCCTATATAATCTTCTTTGACGTAGCAACCACATTCTTTACAAACTGCCTTCTTGCCATCTACTAAGCATTTTTTAATTATTCATAATATCTGCAAGTCTTTTTCATAACAAAATCACTCCTGCGCAATATTTTTGAATTGCGCACTAAAAAATACCGTATATTTTTTGAATAATACGGTATTTTCATTAATTTTATTTTCTTAATATATTAATTCTATAATAAACAACCTAGAATTTATTTAAAACAATTTAAATTATTCCAAATGAGTTTTTCTGAATTGGATTCTGTATCTCCAAAGTAGTCTATAAAATCTTTATAATGTTTTGCACCCATTTTTTCATAAATTCTCTTTGCCTTATCATTTCCTTTTACAATACAAATACTCATATGTTCATAACCTTTAATATAAGCATAGCTTCCTACTGTATTGATAAGTTTTGTTCCAACACCTTTTCCCCTTGAACTTTCAGAAACATGCAGTGAATCTAAATATAAACAATTCTTTAATTCTTCATCTTCCTTACATGCAGAAAAACCCCAAAAATTTTCGTTTTCATACGCAACAAAGATCCTATGTTTTTCTTTAGTAAGATATTCTTGCCATTTATTTATTCCATCATTAACAGTCAATCCATTCAAAAAATTATCTGGTAACAAACCTACATATGTTTTTTTCCAATTCATAACATATAAATTTGCAATTAGTTCCATATCTTCAGCATTTGCTTCTCTAATATTCACTATATTCACCACCTAAAATCTAATTTATATAAATCAAATTTAATATTATTATAAATGAATTATAGCACATTTTTTAATACCATATTATTCAATTTTCAAAGATCATTTATTGCGCAATAATTTCAAATTGTTACCTAGAATGGCATATCTCCATCATCAATTGGTTCTTCTACACCAAATTCATTATCTGTTGGCATATTCCAATAATCATTATTTTGACTATTTACACTCCCATTATTACTATTACCAATGAACTCAAAGCTTTCTACAATAACATCTGTTGTATATCTCTTAATTCCATCTTGTCCATCATAACTACCTGTTCTTATACTCCCTGTGACTGCTAATTGCCTACCCTTAGTAACATATTGAGCAATTGCTTCTCCTTGTTTATTAAATGCTATACAATTTATAAAATCTGTTTCGTCCTTTTTAAACTGTCTTGATACTGCTAAAGTAAATCTACAAACTGCTGTTCCACTTCCTGCTGCATATCTTAGCTCTGGATCCTTAGTTAATCTTCCAATAAGTATAACCTTATTCACTTATATTACCTCCATTTAAATACATATCATAATAAGTTACTGCAACTGCATAAGCTTGCCATATATCTTTTTTAAATCCGTAAAACCACCCTGGTTCTTTCTTAGTGCCTTTCCCCTTATTAGGTGTATTAGGAGCAAATCTATCTATTAAGGCTTGTACTATATTGCTATCTTTAGCTTTCATACTGCCACATAAATTCATCTTTTCATCTTTTCTATAAATGAATTTTAATGAATCATTATAATAATTATCCTCTAATGCTTGAATGAATCTTCCTATCCACACACAAGTTTCAAAAACACTTTGGCCTACTGCCATTCCATAACTTGCTATCATTTCTATAGCAACATGATTTATACATTCACTTTCCTCTAATCTTTCATACCTATCCATAAGTAGATTATCTAAAAGTTCTTCATTTGTTATTTTTTCAGCAACTATTGGCTTTAAATCTCTTTCTCTAATAAGAACTACTCCACTTTGTTCATTCCCTGGGTCAATTGCTAATATCATATTTTATATTTATCCTTCCAAACTATATAATTATTAAATGAATCTTTTATTTTTTGTTTTTTACAAAACTCTTTAAACTCTTGTAATTCTCTTTCAGTTATCCAATTCATGATATTTCTCCTTATTAACTAGGGAGGTTTCCCTCCCCTTACTTCTAAGCTATTATTGATATATTCTTAATTTCTTCTAATTCTTTTTCTAAGTATTGCTTTATGTTAATAATCGCTTGATTTCTCCATGCTCCTCCATCAGCTTCAAACAATGCTGCTCTTGGTCCACTTTGCATCCTAAATATAAATTTGCTTATTGGTTGTTCTACTTCTGGGAATGTTCTATATGGTGCTAATGATACTGGATTAGGCACTATTGCTTGTCCTACACTTGCTACCCCTGTTTTAACTGTTACTTGTTGGCTTACTCCATCATCACCAGTTGACTTTACTGCTTCATCTTGGACTAATCCTGTATACTTTAATAGGACTGCCTTATCTCCTGCATCTACAAATGAACTTTGTAACATGATATTAAATCTTTCTGTATCTAGAAAATCATTGTATCTAATGTTATTAGGTAATATTGCTTCTGCTTTTATATATAACTCTCTTTCTCTATCACAATTTAACGGACTGTATAATCTAACTTCATTATAAGCATTTACATGTATTAATAATTCACCTCTTATTTGATCTACGTTAGCTTTTATATAATCAACTAATCCTGTTAATGTTGATACTCTTAAAACTTCTGCCAATGGAGCTGTAACTCTTTTTAAAGATTCTCTTGTATATGTTCCTTGTGGTAACTCAACTATTGGCTCCTTTTCCATTCCTAAACCTACTAAATATTCTAATGCTTCTCTTCTTTCCATTTTCTTTTCCACCTTTACTTTATCTATTAATGTGCAAGGTTTAAGCCCCTTGCCATGACTATATATTAATTTAATTATTTAACTAATCTGATTCCTTCTAAGTCAATATTTTCTGCATTTTCTTCTGCTGTTGTTACTACTTCTCCAGTTTCTTCATCTACTCTCATTACACTTTGTCCTGGAACTTGTTTTTTATATTCACTTGCTAATACTCCACCTTTTCCATCTGAACCAATAACAATTTTTGCTGATAATGCCTTACTTGGTGCTAACTTCGTTTTTGCTACTATGTTAACCTCTGTAAGTTCTCTATCTTCTCCAGTAGTTAATGTCATATCAACTGTTAACTTTCTCTTAACCTTATAATCTGTATTGGGATCAGTAATGTTTTGTAACACCTCTCTTAATGCCATATTTACCTTTTCCGCTAATGCTCCATCTGCAAATGTTTCTAAGTTAATCATGTTATTCATAATATTTCTCCTTCTTTCTCTTATTATTAATTGATTATTAATTGAAAATATATAGTTATAGCTATTGCTAAAATAATATCTTTTTACTAATCTCTATATACTCTTAGCCCATCTTTAGCTCTTAAAAACGTTGCTCTTACATCTCTATGAATTTCCTCAAGTATATTGATTTTATCTTCTAAACTTTTCTTTAGCCAAACGCCCTCACCCCTACCTAGTATTTTTAACATATCAGCTCGTATAACTGTAAACCTATCCCACACAACTAAACTATCCTTCATTAACTCAAAAGCTTCTATATGGTCATTCTCGATTAAAATAGAGTATCTTTGTACTATATCTATATAATTATTAACATCTTCTTTATACAGCTTCTCAAAATCTACCTGCATGTCCTACATCCTCTTTTCTTGGCTTCTCTTGTTCTTGCTATTGCTTTTAATGAACTTTCTACTGTAAAGGAATTAGCTTCATATTCTGCACGTTTCCTTATCTCTAATCTTCTTTCCTGCCTTAACTTTATATCTCTAAATGTCTGCGCTGCCCTTTCAGCATTAGTCATGCTTTCCCATGCTTTCAAATTAACCACCTATTTCAACTTTCTTTCCTGTTAGTATCTCTAAATATTCTTTATATTTACTTCTTAAAATTTCATTTTTAAAGCTATATGGTGATGATATATTAATAACCTCCCCCTCAATAACTACTGCATCCATAAACCATGTCATATAGGAATCCTCTCCCCATTGCTCATAAAACTTTTTATGTGTATTTGTTGGGAATGAAAGAGGCGGAAGTGAAGGAACTTTTTCTTCTTCTCCTTCTTCCCATTCTTCTCTTTCTTTAACATTATTATCATTATTATTATTCTTATCATTCTTGTTAGTTGTTACCTCTTTGTTACCTGTTTGTTGGCTCTTTGTTACCTCTTTGTTAGTGCTTTGTTGGTCGTTTGTTACCTCTTTGTTAGTATCTTTGTTACCTTCTTCTATCACACCTTGGTAAATGCCCCAATTTACTATGGTTATAAGCCTTCCTGTCTTTGTTACTTCCTGTGTTAGAAATTCGTATTTTTCAAATTTATTTAATGCACTTCTTACATTTTGTACTGAAATTCCTTTGCCACACCTTGTACAAATACTATCAAGTGAAGTTACTAACATACCTGGTTTAGCTTTAAATTGTTTACCTTTCCACTCCCATTCTTTTCCCTTGTGATTTGCCATTCCTAGAAGGGTAATAAGTATTACCTTTTGTTCGGGAGTGGAATTTTGCCATATAGCCTTATTAAATAAACATCTATGAAGTTTTATCCACCCTTCTGCCATACTAACTACCTCTTTCTAGTAAGTGCAATCAAAGAACTTTTCTCTCATTAAATCTTCTTGTTGCTCCTTAGCTTCTATAATGTCCTTATAATATTCAATCTCTTCTTGTAATTTTGCTACTTCATCTTCCCAATCAACTGTAGTTTTTTCTCCATTAGCAGCTAATAATTCTTCTGCTAAATCACTAGCTAAATCACTATCTATAATTAACTTAGTTTCTGTTACGTTGTTATCCAGTAATACCTCTATATTGCTACCATAATTATTTACATAAAGTTTGTACTCATTCTTATCAAAGTAAATCTTTGCTCTTTGCATTACTTCTTGCCCTCCAATCCATTACAAACATGATCATATTCTACTTTAGTAAGTGCTTTTATATCCTTTTTGTATTTTGTTGATATCATTTGTTCAATTTTCTCTTTATCATATCCAGCATTATTAGCTAATGTATATAACCTTCTAATTTGTGCTGCAGATAAATTTGTAGTACTTGACTTACCCTCTTTTCCATGAGTATTAGTTGAATCACTATCTTTATTATCATCAATACAAAACAATCCATTTAATGCATACTTTCTAGCATATGAAGATGATGCTCCAGTAATCTGACTTCCGTCCATTCCTTTTTTACTTTCTTCTTCTCTAGCTAAACCAGTACTCCATTCCTTTTCTCCCGTTTCTACATCTATTAAAGTTGCTGCAGCTTTTATATGATATCTACCTTCTGTATAAATAATTTCATCACTTAACTTTAAAGTACATCTATTTTCCTTTAATAAAGGCTTTACTGCTTCTAAGATATCCTCACAACTTCTATAGTTGTAATTTCCAAAATTGTTACGTTGATTCTTAGGAGCATTAAGCTCCTGTTGAATATTAAATAACTTATCATATATCCCCATATATAAATCTCCTATTCAGCTTTAATACTTATGTTCTCTACAGTTTCTACTCTTACTCCAGGAACAACTTCACCTGTTTCTTGATTTACACCATCTTTACAAAGCTTCTTAAATGAAGTCTTATCTAACTCTTCTTTAACTCTGATTACATCTATTTCATTCATATTGCAATAATCCATAATTGCTTGTTCATCTTCATAGATATATTTAGATGTTTTTCTTGATGTTACTTTTCCATATGGAGTTGATAACTTAAACTTTTTATCTTTAGCTCTCTCCTCTATGTAATAAGCACTTAATAACCCCTCAAAATATTCCTTATCGTCATTTAATGACTTAACTTCTTTTTCTGCCCACTCATTAATTCTTGATATTTCTTCAACTGCTATAGTATTAATTTCATTCATCTTTTCATTTACTGCTCTTAACTTTCTTAATACCCATGTAGCACTTTGCAAGTCAATTACTTTAAATTCCTCTTTTACTTCTTGTAAATCATTTTGTAATAACATATTCATTATTTAAATCCTCCTGTTTAAATTATTTTAATTTTCTGTTATACTATCCTTGATTTCTTTTGAATTGATTGAATCTGAATTTACATGAGAGCCAACTCTTTCAGATCCTATCAATTCTTTTGCTTTTTCTATAGCTTCTATATAGCTTAATCCCTTTTTTATAATTAACTTCTGTGCTTCACAAACTAGCTTGTCTAATTCTTGGCTAATAGCAACAGTTCTTTCATCTGTCCTTCCGTATTCATCAATAGTTTTATGTAGCTTTTCTCTTAACTCTTTCATTCTTACCTCCTAATTCTCTTTATTAGCTTATCTACTCCATCTAAAATAGATGTAATTATTGCTATAACTCCGATTATTATTACTAGAGCTATTGGCATAACAAACGTAAATGCTCCCCACCAATTAAAACCTTCCATGATTACCTCTCTAAAATAAATTCAAAA